AGCTGGTGCAAAAGTAAGATTGTATATTGATCGTCAGATGAGTGGTGCTAACGTAGATCAAACTGCAAGTAGATCAATTTTGGCAGACATCATTCTTACTTCTGCAAGTTTCAACGTAAACCCAGATGACGGACAGATTGTAGAGATAGCCTTCAGACCTAGTGCTGCTCCTACATTCGACCTATCTAAGACTGCTTAGTTTAATTAGCATAACTTAACGAACCTCAGAAAATCTGGGGTTTTTTTATGTTTTATATTAGAATAATATAAATATTATATTGTTTTTATTCATGGCAAGTAATTTATCTGCATTAGACAGACTAAGAAAAGCTGCAAATCTTGAACCTGTAAAAAAAGAAGTTACATTATCTGATGGTTCTGTCTTTGAAATGTATGTAACTCCATTAACTATGGCAGAAAGAGAAAGAGCACAAAGACAAACTAAAGATGATCCAAATGCTTTTGCTCTTCAATTATTAATGCACAAAGCATTAGATGAAAATGGTAATAGATTATTTAAATCTGGAGAGGTTGATGTTTTAAAAAATGAAGTAAAAGATAGTGATTTACAAAAATTAATGCTTGCTGTTATAAATGAAGAAGAGGAACAAATTGACCCAAAGGACTAGCTGCTGAATTAAAAAAAGATAATTTAATGATGTTACAGTTTGGAATTGCAAAAGAGTTAGGAAAAAGTCTTGTAGAAATAAAAAATATGACAATAGAAGAGATTATAGGTTGGAGTTCATATTTTCAAATACTTAATGAAGAACAGGAAAAAGAATTTGAAAAAGCAAAACGAAGGAGATAAGCTAGAATAAAGTTACATTTTGTTTTTTAATTGTGGCATATAAGGCTGATATACAATTAGGTATTAAAGGTCTTAGAGAATTAAGAAGTTTAAATATTCATTTAGATAGAAATGGACAAGCAATAAATAGAAGTAACGAAAAACTTTTAAAATTTGCTAAATCAGTAACTTCACATTTTGTACCATCAGTTAACAATTTTAGTGCTGCTCTTAGGAAAGCAAATGCTAATTTAAATTCAGTTTCGCTAAATTCTGATCAAGCTAGAAAAGCTGCTGAAAATTTAGTTCGTGCTGAAAATGATGTTAATGATGTTTTACAACAAAGAGCAGCATTAATTGAAAAAGCAAGAGGTAAAACTCCTGGTTTAGGAAATGAATTTACTACAAGTTCTTCTCCATTTCAATCTTCAAGAGATGCTTTAGGTCGTACAGCAGAAGAACAAAATGAGATACTTGATGAAAGAGCAAAAAAAATAGCTGAAATAAATAAGAAAAATAAAGAAGAATTTGCTTTAGTACAAAAAGCATTAGCTCCAAAAATAAAAGGAACAAAAATACAACAAGAAGAAAATAAACAAATTAATGAGACTCTTAATTTACGAGCAAAAGAGTTAATGGAAATAAGAAAAACTACAAGAGCACAAGATCGAAGATTAAAAATAGAACAAAAACTAGGAATGGGAAGAAGAGGCCGTTTTGGTTTAAATCGAATGGTTCATAATGCAAGAGGTAGAGGCCGAAGTGCTATGCAAGCTAGAGAAAATGCTGCTTCAAACGCATTAATTGGTGGAGCTTTTCCTTTGTTATTCGGTCAAGGTGCTGGTGCATCTGTAGGTGGTGCGGTAGGTGGTGCTGCTGGCGGTTTATTAGGTGGACAATTTGGTTTTGCGTTATCTCTTGTAGGTACTCAGATAGGCTCTGTTTTTGATAGCATCATAAATGGTGCAGCCGAGTTAGGGCGAGCTTTAGGCCCATTTACACAAGATACAGAAGCAATTACAACTGCATTAGGTTTACAAGGTTCAGTACAACAAGCACAATTACAAAGGATTGAAGAAACTCAGGGAAAAACAGCAGCTTTTAATGCAGCAATGAAAATTATGGCTGGAAGAATTACTCAAGATGGAGTAGATAAATTAAAGAATTTTGGAGAAAATACAAGATTATTAGGACAACAATTTACTATAGCTTTAACAAAATTACAGGCTTTTGCTGCTGGTGTTGCAAACTTTATTATTAGACTTACAGGCTTACAAGATGCTTTAAAAGAAAGAGAAGCGACTAGGATAGTAAGTGATGCAGCAGCTACGGGTGATACAGTAGCACAAAGTTTAGTTGAGAGAAGAGAAGCTGCGGAACAATTAAGAGGACAAGGTGGTGAAGGTGCGAGAAAGAAAAATTTATTAGATCAAATAAAACTTGAAGAAAGAATTTTTGCTATTCAACAAAAAGTTTCAACAGAAGTTGGTCAAATGACAGAAAAATCTTCTAACTTACTACTTGAAAAAGAAAAAGAACTTGCTCTCAATAATAGAGTTGCAGAAATAATGAAAACTGGTATTAATAAAGAACTTGCTACATCATTAGCCGAAGTTGAACAAATTTTTGATGCAGAAGAAAAAATATTAAAAGAAAAACAAAAACAAACTAAAGCAGCTTTTGAAAAAGCAATTATAGAAACTAATGATAAAGATTTACAGAGAGAACTACAGATAAAATATGATGAAATTACAAAGCAATTACATCAACATAATATTAATAGAGAAAAAGGACTTGATTTAACAAAGAAAACAGCAAATGAAACTGATAAAGTTACTGAAGCATTTCAAAGGTTAAATGAAACTATAAGAAATGATATTAAAGAAGGAATAAAAGGACTTATTAAAGGAACTTCTACTCTTGGTGATCTGTTAAATAATGTTGCTGATAGATTTTTAGATTTAGCATTAAATCAAGCATTGTTTGGTAGTGCTGCTGGAGAATTTAAAAAAGGTGCTGGTGGTGGAATATTTGGTGCTATTGCTGGGATGTTTGCTAACGGAGGTAGGCCACCAGTAGGCAGACCTTCAATCGTTGGTGAGAAAGGGCCAGAACTATTCGTACCAAGCTCATCTGGAACAATTGTGCCAAATAATAAACTTGGAGGTGGCGGTAGTACGAGTGTTGTTGTTAATGTAGACGCATCAGGTTCAGATGTTCAAGGAGATGATGCCCAAGCGAAAGAACTTGGAACTCTCATATCTGTTGCAGTACAAGGAGAGTTATTGAAACAACAAAGACCTGGAGGACTACTTTCTAGTTTACGCTAATGGCTACTTTTCCTGATTATAATCCACAATATTCTGCTACAAAGCGTAGTCAGTCAAACCTTAGAATCACTCAGTTTGGAGATGGCTACCAGCAAAGAACTACTTTTGGATTGAATCAAGATCCTAAAGTTTGGAATCTTACATTTAATGTTGATGATGAAGATGCAGATGAGATCGAAACATTTTTAGAAACTGAAGCTAACAATGGTAGATCATTTGATTGGTCACCTCCTGATACAACAACAACATTTAAATGGATATGTAGAAGTTTTTCTAGAGAAATATTTGAATTTAATCGAAATAGAATTTCAGCTAGTTTTGAAGAAGTATTTGAACCCTAATGGCAGTACCAGTTTCAGCTTTACAAGAAATAAATCCTGGAGCAGTAATAGAACTGTTTACTTTGCAACTTGATGCAACATTACATGGATCGAATACTATTTATAGGTTTCATAATGGTGCAAATTTAAATGCAAATGGAGAAGTTGTTTGGGCTGGTAACACTTATCTAAGATTTCCTATTGAGTGTACTGGTTTTGAATTTACAGGAACAGGAACTTTACCAAGACCTAGTATATCTGTTAGCAATATTTTTGGAACGCTCACTGCAATCATGCAGAACGTAAACCAGACAACAGTTGGTAATGACTTAAATGGTGCTAAATTAACAAGAATCAGAACCTTGGCACGTTTTTTAGATGCTGTTAACTTTGCTCCTACAACTACTACCACTACTGCAACTCAAACTGTAGCTGATCCTTCTGATGCTGAAACTGTCACATATACTGTCACAGTGGTTCAAGATTCTTATGGTGCTAACGTCTTTGCAATAAATGGAGTGCAAAAACCAGTTATAACAATGAAACGTGGCTCAACCTATATTTTCAACCAATCTCATAGTTCTAATGTAAGCCATCCTTTACGAATAAAATCTGATGCTGGAGGACAGCAGACAACAATTAACACTGGAACGCTTGGAACAGATGCAACTGTGACTTACACACCAGCATATCCAGGTGCTCCCAACGATCTTAGATATTATTGTCTAACTCATGGAAATAATATGGGTAACACAATTACAATGAACGACCCAAATACAATTCAGCAGCAGACAACTTCATCTTCTTCTACACAAACTAATCCATTTGGTACTCCTGATCCAACGGCAGAATTTCCTCAAGAAATTTATTTTCTAGACAGAAAAATTAGTGAGAATAGAGATGTTGTCCAATGGGAAGCAATATCAGCCCTAGACTTGGTTAATGTAAAATTACCAAAAAGAATAGCAACTAGAGATATTTTTCCTGGCATTGGTACGTTTGTTGGATGACTTGGCAAGATATTGCACTTAAACACGCAGAAAAAGATGCACCACATGAAGCGTGTGGTTTATTAGCTGTTTATAAGGGTAAAGAAAAGTATTTTCCCTGTAAAAATCTTGCAGAAGATTTAGGTGAACAATTTATTATTGATCCTGATGATTGGGTAAAAGCTGAAGATGCTGGAGAAGTCATTGCTGTTTTTCATAGTCATCCACAGATACCACCTTTTCCTAGTCAAGCTGATCTTGCAAGCTGTGAATATTTAGATTTACCTTTTTATATTGTTACTCCAGAAACAAAAGAGTGGCATTACTTTGAACCATCTGGCTATAAAAAAGGATTAATAGGTAGACAATGGGTATGGGGTGTTCAAGATTGCTGTAGTTTAATATACGATTGGTATGAAGAAAAAAGAAATATAGTGCTAAAACATTGGGAACGACCTAAAAGTCCTAAAGAGTTTAGTAAATCGCCTTTGTTTGAATATGGAATACCTTTAACTGGTTTTAAAGAATTAGATGATACATTAGATTTAGAGATAGGTGATGTATTGCTGATGGATACAGGCACGGGTAGTTTAGATCATGTTGCTTTGTATGTAGGAGATCAAACTATTCTTCATCATTGTGTGAAAAGACTTAGTTGCAGAGAAACTTATGACCAAAAGTATATAGAATGGACAAAGAAGAGGTATCGCTATGCTCAGTAAAATAAAAGTTTACGGAAGATTAGCTCGATTTCTTGGGGAGCGTAGTTTTGAAGCTGAAATATCAACTCCACTTCATGCCTTTAAATTTTTATTAGCAAACTTCCCTCATTTGGAACGACACATGATGGAACAAAATTACTGTATCAAAGTCGGTAACGATGAGATTGATGAGACAGAATTATTTAATCCAATAGGTCAACAAGAAGTAAAAATAGTACCAGTAGCAACAGGTTCAAGAGGAGCTACAAGAGTATTAGCAGGAGCAGCTTTAATTGGATTAACAGTAGCAACAGGTGGCTTTGGTACTACTGCTGGATTTTCTGGGTTAAGTTTTTCAGCGAGTGCTGGAGCAGCAGCAGGAGCGAAGATTACATTAGGAGCAGGATTAGCAGCAGCAGCAGGAAATTTAGGTATCTACTTAGCATTGTCTGGAGCAGCACAGATGCTTACTCCTGTTCAACAACCTCCTGGAGTTTCAGAAGATCCACAATCTCAGAACTTCTCATTTAGTGGGGTGCAAAATACATCAAGAGCAGGAACAGCAATACCTGTGATTTATGGAGAAATTTTTGCTGGTTCTCTAGTAGTATCAGCAGGAATTGATACAGTACAGATAAAAGGTACAGCGTAAATGGGAATTGTTAATCGCTCTGAAGATGATGTAGTAGTAGATTCCTCGCTACCATCTGATGCCCTATCGAGTAAACAATTTGCAACTATTGTCGATGTTCTTAGCGAAGGTGAAATAGAAGGTTTTCCATCAGCAGCAGCATTTACAAAAGGCACAGCAAATTATAATACAGCAGCATTAAAAGATGTATTTTTAGGAAAAACTCCAGTATTAAGAGCTAGTGCCGATCCAACAAATACTCAAGCTACAGATTTTAACTTTCAAGATGTAGAGTTTGAACCCAGATTTGGTACGTCAAATCAAACATTTATTTCTGGTATTGCAAACATTGAAACAGAAAATAGTGTAGGTGTAAAAGTAGAAAACGGAACTCCAGTATCAAGACAGATAACAAACTCCAATATTAATGCTGTTAGAGTTACTCTTCGTTTTAATGGTCTACAAACATTTGAAACTAACGGAGATGTTAATGGTGCTTCAGTAGAGTTAACAATAAAAATAATTCAAAATAACGGAACAACAAGTACTCCAATATCTGACACAGTTACGGGAAGAACTTCTTCAGCATATAACAGAGATTATCGAATTGATCTACCTAGCAGCCTTAACTATCCGATAACTGTTCAAGTAACGAGAGTAACTGCTGATGCTACTGATCCAAATAGATTAAGAGATGAATTTTTCTTTCAATCTTTTACTGAAATTATTGATGAGCAAAGACCTTACCCTGATATTGCCCATGCAGCCTTAAGATTTGATTCTGAACAGTTCTCATCTGTTCCAAGACGAATGTACAAAGTTCGTGGGGTAAAAATAAAAATACCTCACAACGGAACTGTAGATACAACAACTGGAAGGATAGTTTACACAGGAACATTTAATGGAACGCTTACTACAACTAAAGTTTGGTGTTCAGATCCAGCTTGGATTTTATTTGATCTTTTAACAAATGTTAGGTATGGATTAGGAGATCATATTACTGAGGCTCAACTAGATAAATATGCTTTTTATAGTGCTTCTGTTTATTGTTCAGAATTAGTAGATGATGGTGCAGGAGGACAAGAGCCTAGATTTAGTTGTAATACTATTTTGCAAGCAAGATCGGATGCTTATGAAGTTGTAAATTCTCTTACTTCTGTGATGAGATCAATAAGTTTTTGGACTGCTGGTTCTCTTACGATTTCACAGGATAGACCTACAGATCCTAGTTATTTGTTTAATCTATCAAACGTAACATCAGCAGGATTTGGATATTCTGGTACGAGTCTTAAAACAAGAGCAACAGTAGTTTCGGTGTCCTATTTTGACATGGATAACCAAGAATTAGACTTTGAAACTGTAGAAGATGCCTCTGCAAAAGCTAAATATGGGGTTTTACATAAAAAAATTACAGGTTTTGGCTGTAGTTCTAGAGGTCAAGCTGCAAGATTAGGTAGGTTTTTATTATTTGAGGAACAAAATTCTACTGAAACAATTAATTTTACTACTGGTTTATCAGAGGGAGTAGTTGTAAGACCAGGGCAAGTTATAGAAGTTAGCGATCCAGTTAGATCAGGACTAAGAAGGGGAGGAAGAATAAAATCAGCAACAACAACAACTGTCACAGTAGATAACACTGAAGATACAGATTTAGATACAACAAACAATCCAACACTCAGCGTTATTCTGTCTGATGGCTCAGTAGAGACTAAACCTGTAAGTGGTATTTCGGGTGCTGTTATTACAGTATCTTCTGCTTTTTCATCTGCTCCAAATGCAAATAGTGTTTGGATCTTAAGTAATACCACTTTGCAAACTACTCAATGGAGAGTGGTCAGCGTAACTGAAGATAAGGATAACTATGCAATTATTGGAACGGCTTATAACTCAGGAAAGTTTGCATTTATTGAAGATGGATCTCCGTTACCTGTTAGAAATGTAACGATACTAAATGCACTGAAAGATGCTCCTGCTATTGATAGTGCGGAACAATTCTTTTATGTAGAAAATCAAAAAGCAAAAGTAAAAATTATTCTTGATTATGAAGCTGTCCCAGGTGTGAGTCAGTATAGAGTTCAGTATAGAAAAGATAATGGAAACTTTATAACTACTACTGTTACTGGAACTGACTTTACAATATTTGATGCAAGTGAGGGTACTTATGAATTTAGAGTATTTAGTTTAAATGCAGCATTAGAGGCATCGGCAGAACCTTCAACTTTAACAAAAGATTTCGCAGGAAAAACTGCAATTCCAGCAGATATAACAGGACTTACTGCTGAACCTGTTAGTGGTGATAGTTCATTATTACGATTAAAGTGGAACAGATCAACAGATATTGATGTTACTCATGGTGGTCTTGTTTACATTAGACACGATAGTTCGAGAACTGACGGCTCTGGTACTTTTGAAAATGCTGTTGATTTAGTAGAAGCTGCTCCAGGAAACTCAACTGAAGCATTAGTTCCAGCTATTACTGGAGAATACATTCTTAAGTTTCAAGATGATGGTGGCAGATTCAGTGCAGGAGAAGCCAGTGTTGTTGTAAATATTCCAGAAGTCAGTGATAAATTACTTGTTCAAACTAGAAGAGAAGATTTAGATAGTCCTAAATTCCAAGGTGCAAAGGTTAATACAGCTTTTGATGCAACAACAAATTCTCTTAACTTAACGGGTGCAGGACAGTTTGATGATATTGGAGTTTCTATTGGAACATCTTTTGATGATCCTGCCATTGGCTCGATAGATGATATAGGTGGAATATCTCCATCAGGTACTTATGATTTTGCATCTACTTTAGATTTAGGTGCTGTATTTAGTCTTGATCTAGTAAGACATTTTAAAACAGAAGGTTTCTTTCCATCAGATTTATTTGATGCAAGACCGCAAGGATTTCCAACAACAGGTACTTTTGATGGAACAGAAGCTAATGAAGTAGATGCTCAATTATTTGTTAGAAGAACACAAGATGATCCTTCTGGCTCTCCAACTTACACAGCTTTTGAACCTTTTACAAGCGGTACATTTAGAGCTAGAGGTTTTCAATTTAGAACAGTTCTTACCAGTAATGATCCAGCACAGGATATTAGAGTATTTGAATTAGGTTATTCAGCAAAGTTAGAACAAAGAACAGATCAAGGAACTGGTCAAACTATAACTTCATCAGCAGGAGTAACTACAGTTTCATTTAATTCTCCGTTCTTTGTTGGAACGTCAGCACTTGGAAATCTTAATCAACATTTACCAACAGTCAATGTCACTGCTCAGAACTTAGCATCTGGTGATTTCTTTGAAATATCGAATATTACTGCAAGTAATTTCCAAATACATTTTAAAAATTCATCAAATGCTTCTATAAGTAAGCAATTCACATTTACGGCTGTTGGTTTTGGAAAAGGATAGTATAATAGGAGCAATGTTACTTTTCTAAATGGCTAGAGTCGATAACACAGGTGGGGCAGGGTATGTCATAGACAATGGAACGGGTGCTGCTGTCCGAACAAAATTAAATCAAATTACTGCTGCTATTAACTCTTTAAATAGCGGTTCTGGCGATCCATCAATAAACTCAGCTTTTCAGCCACATATTGATACAGGAAGTTCGTTATTTAAAATAAGAAATGCAGCTAATAACGCATATGTAACGATAGGAAATATTAGTTTAGATAACTTAGGTCATGTTGTAGCAGCAAGTCCTACGATGACAGGTGATGTTACGATGTCATCTACTGGATTTTTACTTGTTCCAAAAGGAAATAATGCACAACAGCCTGGTCAGGCTAACCAACCAGCAGCAGCAGCAGGACAGTTTAGATATAATACTGACACTAATCAATTTGAAGGATATACAAGTTCTTGGGGTGCTATCGGTGGAGGCGGTGGAGCTACTGGTGGAGGAACTGAAGCTATTTTTCACGAAAATGAAAACCAGATGGATCAAGACTATACAATTGGTGATGGAGCGCCTAATATAAATGCAGGAGTTTTCGGGCCACTAACAATTAATGCGACTTTAACAATTCCATCAACTTCTGTTTTATCTATCGTTTAATTATGGCTTTTATACTTGACGGAACAACAGGAATAGCAACAGTTGACGGAAGTGTATCCGCACCAAGTCAACGTG